AACTTCTTTTGGTTTAGACTTTGGTTTTAGTATTGACCCAGATACTTTAATTGAAGTAGCTATTGATAAATCACATAAAAAGATTTATGTAAAAGAGCATTTATATCAGAATGGTTTACGAATGGAGCAACTCGCAGTTATATGTTCAAACGTAGCGACAAATAAATTAATAATAGCTGATTCGGCTGAGGATAGGTTAATAGTTGATTTAAGGCATAAAGGTTTAAACATTGAACCAATTAAAAAAGGAACTATCGAAAGCGGTGTAACTATGATGTTAGACTTTGATATTATAGTTGATGAAAGTAGTACTAATATTGCAAAAGAATTAAATAACTACGCTTATCTAAATAAAGGCAGTAAATTATACATTGATAGTTTTAACCACGCTATTGATGCAATACGATATAATGTAACTTATCATTTAGACAATCCAAACAAAGGTAACTACTATGTCTACTAATCAACCTACATACGGACAAATGATTGAAATGGTAGAAATACATATTTTAAAAAAGACAGGCAAAAACGTTACGATAAATATGCCTCGCAATGTAGGTGAAATAAAGAAATTAATTCACGCTTATAAAATAGCAACAAACACTTAATACAAAAATACACTAATTGTGTTTTAATAATGATATGAAAATAAATATAACCATACCCGAAAATCTAAACGAAATTACTCTATACCAATACCAACGATTTGAAAAGTTGATAAAGGATAACGAGCCGAGTGAATTTGTAAATCAAAAGACGATTGAAATATTTTGTAACATTGAATTAAAAGATGTTGCGAGAATAAGAATTGCAGAAGTTAGCGAAATATTAAAACATATTAACGACTTGTTACAGCAGAAACCTAAACTTACACAAACTTTTAAATTAGGAGTTTATGACTTTGGATTTATTCCGAAGTTAGAAGATTTAAGTTCAGGGGAGTATATTGATATTGAAAGCTATTTAAGTGACACACAAACACTTCACAAAGCAATGGCGGTACTATTTAGACCGATTAAAACAAAAGTAAACAAACTTTATACTATTGAAGAATACGAAAGTTCAGATAAGTATTCAGAGGTTTTAAAGTATATGCCTTTAGATGTTGCGTTAGGTTGTATGCTTTTTTTTTCGACTTTGCTAAACGATTGCGTGAGCGGTTTGACGGACTATATACAGAACGAAGCGGAACAATCGGAGCAAGTGAAGAAAATTTTGGAAAAAAATGGGGTTGGTATCAATCAATTTACGCAGCAGCTCAAGGAAACATTCTCAACTTTGACGCAGTAACTAAATTACCGATAACAACCTTAATGACCTGGTTAGTATTTGAAAAGGAAAAAACACAAATAGAAATAAATAATATAAAACGAAATGGTTTATAGTTTAATAAATAAAATTAAGGAAGCGTTACTTGAAGAACCTTTTGTAAATACAGCTACTGAAGGCGATATATTTGAGGTTGATTTAGCCAAACGTACACTATTCCCTTTATCGCATATTATGATTAATAGTGCAACACATCAAGGTAACACAATTCAATTCAATGTTACTATTTTAATGATGGATTTGCTTAACCAAAAAGATGAAAGTAATAAGGTTGATATTTGGAATACTCAAATGGCTGTTGGAGTTCGTGTTTTAGATAGGTTAAATCGTGGGGATTTAAGAAGTGACTTTTGGGAGTTAACAGGTTCTCCAAGTTTCGAACCATTTACAGAAAGATTTGAAAATGATTTAGCAGGATGGGCTGTTACATTTGATGTATTAGTTCGAAACGATATGACTATATGTTAGATAATAAAAATACAAAAGAGTATTTAAACGCATTTGCTAAATATGTTATTCAGCAGAGTAGAAGTAATTTAACTAAACAGAATAAAAATGTAGATAAGAAACTATATGATTCACTTGACAAAGAAATTGAAGTAGGTGCAAATAGTTTCAGAATGGCTTTTTTGATGGAAGATTACGGAGCGTATCAAGATAAAGGAGTAAGCGGAACGCAAAAGAAATATAACACTCCATTTAGTTACAAAAGTAAAAAGCCACCATTAAAACCAATTACGCAATGGGTAACAAAAAGACGTTTTCAATTTCGTAATAAAGAAACGGGAAAATTTATGTCTTATCAATCAACAGCGTTTTTAGTTCGTAATGGTATTTTTAAGAATGGTATTAAACCGAGTTTATTTTTTACAAAACCATTTGAAAAAGCATTTGAAAGGTTACCAGATGAATTAGTTGAAGCGTATGGTTTAGATGTTGAACAATTTTTAGAATTTACAATTAATAAGAAATGAAAAAGATATTTATAAGAAGTCCGTATTTTATAGAAGTTGATGAGGTGGGGCAAACTTCTGCAAAGATAGAAGTATTTTTGTGGAATAAGGGAACGACTGAACCGACAAATCCAAACTATACTTTTACAAAAGCGATACCGAGTCCAACGCAAACAAAGTTATCTTGGAATGTTTCTAATTTAGCAAAGAGCTTTATTAAACCTATTGCACCGGTTATCGTATCTGTACCTACTGAAGAAAATGTAAATACTTGGTGCTATATGCGTGTTATAAGCTATTCAGATGACGTTGAAATACTTGATGAGGTTTACCTTTGTTTAAACGGATATACTAATTATTTAGATGGCTACAATCAAAGTACAACCGATACTTTTTTACCGCTTTTCAATACTTCAATTAAAAGTTATGTAAAAGATTTTGAAACTAATTATGTAAGTTTCTTTTTAGAAGAAGAAACCTATTCTACTTCTTATGGTGATGTAACTATTGAAGATGCAGGGGTTTGGAAGTTCCCAATATTAGAAGAAACTGAAAATGTAGAGGACTTTAATTTTTATGCTGAAGAACTTTGCGAACCTAAATATACTCCAATTATTTGCACGTTTATTAATCGTTTTGGAGGTTGGCAGTATCTTACTTTTTTTAAGGCAAATCAGCAAGGCATAGACGTAAAATCAAAAGACTTTAATCTATTACCAAGTTCAATTGATTTCAATCCGTTACAAGGTGTTAAACAAAGATTTAATTTTCAAGGTACACAAAAGATAAAATGCAATACGGGGTGGGTTGATGAAAATTATAGCGATTTAATTCAAGATTTAATGTTGAGCGAGGTTGTATTATTAGACAACAAACCTGCAATAGTTAAAAGTCAAAGTTTTGATATTAAAACGCATTTGAAAGATAAGAATATTAACTACGAAATTGAGTTTGAGTACAACTACGGACTAATAAATGATGTAATATGATAGTAGCACTTTACATTTATGTTGATGGAATAGCGAAACGTATTGAATTATTTGACGATGAAAAGATAAGCGTTACTTCATCTGTTCAAGATATTGCCGATGTGTCAAAAGCAAAGACAGATTTTACTCAAAGTTTCACTATTCCCGCAAGTACTACTAACAATGAAATATTTAAGCATTGGTACGAAAGTAGTTTAGATGGTGGATTTGACCATAGAGTAAAATACAACGGATATATTGAAATTGATACACGTACTTTTAGAGATGGTGCATTTGCTTTAAACGATGTGAAGTACAAAGACAATATGGTTGATTCCTATTCTATTGTATTTTATGGCAAGGCAAAGAATATAAAAGATATTTTAAAAGAAGATAAACTTGCAAATTTAGATTTCAGTAGTTTAAACCATACTTTTACAAGTACGGAAGTAATTAATAGAATTACAAGTAACGCTTACGATGTATCTTATCCATTATTTGCACACGATAGAATTTACGATTATAATACGGGGGGTTCAAACGACATTACAATTAATGCGGGTTCTATTCATTGGAATAGTTTATTTCCAGCTATACCTTTATCTTTTATTATGCAAAAGATATCGGACACTTACGACTTAAATTTTACGGGTGCATTTTTAGATTACCCACAATTTAAAAAGTTATGGGTATTATTTAAAAATTCAGAAAGTTTTAGCCAAAAGTTAACACCTTTGAAAGTTAATTTTACTGCAAAGAGTAGCACGGCTTTTACTGAATTGGATTTAACTACTGATGAAGTAGGTTTTTCTGGTGGTGGATATAGAAATATAGCGATACAAGTAACAACAGGAAGCACACAACCATACGATATACTAATTTATAAGAATGGAATTTTAGATAATTCTTTTACTAATATTGTAGGTAATAGTGGTAATCGTAATTTTTTCGGTGCAGTTATAACAACTCAAAATATAAACGATAAATATTCAGTTTATATAAGTTCGCAAAGTGGTTTTTCTTTTACAACTACACTTGTTTACACACGTCTTTTTGGTAGCGGAAGTACTACATACACAGCAACAAGTCCAAGCCAAACTATTGCAAGTACAATTAACATTGGTGGCTACGCTCCTGACTTAAAATTAATTGATTTAATTACAGGGTTAATAAAAATGTTTAACCTTGTTATTATTCCGCAAGATGAAACAACCTACGAATTAATTCCGTTAGAGTTATATTACAACAACGGGCGTTTTAATGATATAAGTGCTAATGTAATTTCAGATGACATTGAATTAAAGAAAACTTCAATGTATAAAAATATAAATTTCAAATATCAAAAATCTGAAAATATATTAAATACTAAATTCGATGAGTTGTTTTTATCAACTCGAAATTTCTCTTACGGGGATTTGGCATACGAGCAAATTGATAGTTTAGAAAGTTCAACTTTCAGCGTAGAATTACCTTTTGAAAATGCTATGTACGAAAGAAAAACAAGTAGCAACTTTCAAACGATAACATTTAAAAAGAATGATTTAACAAACTACTTGCCGAAGCCTTTATTAATGTACGATAATGGAGTGCAAGGCGTAACTCCAAATATTAGAATTGATTTATTAACGGGTGGTCATCAGCATATTGTTCAGTATAGAAGATTTTCAAACGATTACAATAACGGAACTATACTTACTTTAAATTGGGGCGAAGAAATAAGCACGTGGTTTTTATCAAACGTTTCAAACGGACTATATAAAAGACACTACGAAAACTATTTAGGTAATATATTCAATATTAAAAGTAGATTAGTTATTGTAAAGTGTTACTTCAATCCAGTAGAGTTGATTGATATTAAATTAAACGATAGAATTATAATTCGTGATAAAAGGTACACTATAAATAAAATGACAACCGATTTAACAAGTGGAGAAACTACTATGGAATTACTTACTGATTATCGAGTTGGAGAAGTTCCGATAGGCAATAGATACTCTTTAGAATCTTTTTACCAAGTTGATAATACAGCACAAACTATTGAAGCTATGCTTTTACTTTCGGATTGGGAAAAGATAATTTTAGAAACGCCAGATGATTCGTGGATAAGTTACACTTTAGGCACTAAATTTGATAACGAAACAATTAACGTTTCAATAAGTGCAAACGCAACAGGCTCTGAAAGGATAGGATATATCAAAGGCAAATGGGCATTAAATGATGGCACAAGTGAAACAATACAAATACCAATTATACAAAATGCTTAAACTAATTATTGAAATGCTTGAATTCCAAAAAATAGGAGCAAGCGAGAGTGTAGACATAGCAAAAGGAAAATATAAAATTCCTGATAATTTTAAAGAATTTAAAAACCAAATCAAATGGCAATTACAAAAACGATAGAAATTGATGTTAACTCGCTTAAAGCAGTTGGGGGTCTTGAAAATTTAGATAAGGCACTTAAACAAGTTGATAAGTCTGCAAAAAGTGTAGATGCTACATTTGAGGAAGTCTATGGTAATTTGCAACCGCTAACATCAAGAATGGGAGAGGCTGAAGATAGGTTATACGAACTTGCTTTAGCTGGGCAAAGTGCTACTAAAGAATATCAAGACTTACTTCAAACCGTTGGTAATTATCGTAAGGTGCAAATGCAAACAGATATGGTTGTTGATGCTGCTGCAACTACATTTGACGCAAAGTTAGGCGGTGCTTTACAGGGTGTTACTTCAACTTTTGCAGGTGTTCAGGGTGCAATGGCTTTAACAGGTGGAGAGAGTCAAAAACTTGAAGAAGCACTTTTAAAAGTTCAGGGTGCAATGGCATTAGCTGAAGGTGTACGAGGTATTCGTGAGGGTGCAGTAGCTTTCAAAGCATTAGGTATATCAGCAAGAATAGCTTTAAACGGAATTAAAACAGGAATAGCTGCTACGGGTGTAGGTGTTTTATTAATTGCTTTAGGTGCTATTGTAGCATATTGGGATGACATTAAAGAATTAGTAGGTGGTGTAAGTTCGGAGCAAGAAAAATTAAACGCTCAAGCACAAGCTAATTTAGATTTGCAACAAGGTAAATTAGATGCAATCGGTGGTCAAGAAAATATTTTAAAGTTACAAGGAAAAAGCGAAAAGGATATTTTAAAACTAAAGATTGCTCAAACCGATGAAGTAATAAAAGCAACTGAAAACCAAATTGCACAAAATGATATTACTGCAAAAGCACAAATAGCAGCTTCGCAACGTAATAGGGATATATTAGCAGGAATTATTAAATTTATTCAAACACCTTTAACTTTATTATTAGAGGGTGTTGATATGGTCGGCAAGGCATTGGGGCAAAACTTTGGACTTGCTCAAGGCTTTAGTGATTTAGTAGATAAAGGTGCGAGTTTAATATTTGACCCTGAAGCGGAAAAAAAGAAAGCAGAAGAAACACGAAAAGAAAGTTTAAAAGGTTTAGAGAAATTAAAAAACGATAGAGCAGGTTTACAACTATCTATAAAAAATATTGATGACCAAGCTGCTAAAGATGCAGCAGCTAAACAAAAGGAAAAGAACGACAAAGCACTTGAGGCAGCAAAAGCACAAAAAGACGCTTTAAAAAATATCGAAGAAAATGCTTTAAAAGCTATTGAAGATTTAAAAGCTAAAACAGAAGTTGAAAAAGTAGCACTTCAAAAGCAAAGGGATTTAGCGGAATTAGATGCTTTAAAATTAACTGAAGAAGAAAAAGCAAAAGCACGTTTAGCAATATTAGAAAAATATAAAATTTTAGAAGGAGAAGCTAAAACAAAAGATGCACAAACAGCTAAAGACGAAGCTCAAAAACAAAAAGATGAAGCGGAAAGACAAGCTAAAGAAAAGGAGGATATAGCGCAAAAAGAAAGAGAATTTAAAGAGCAACAATATAGAGCTACTTACGATAACCTACAAAATATTTTATCTTTAGGAGGTAAGAAATTAAATAAAGTTGCAAAGGCTTTAGCTATTGCTGATGTGGTTAGAACTGCTGCACAATCTGTTTCTTCAACTGTTTCAAGTATTGCAAAAGCAAATGCAGCCGCTGTAGCAGCTTCTCCATTGACAGGTGGTATGCCTTGGGTTGCTATAAATACTGCAAAAGGAGCTTTAGAAATTGGTTCAACTATTGCAAGTTCTGTGAAATCTATACAAGCTATTAAAGGCGATTCTACTTCTGCTCCAAGTGGTGGTTCTGGTGGCGGTGGTTCTGCTGGTGGAGGCGGTGGAGCTCCTGCTCCAAGTTTCAACGTAGTAGGTAATTCAGGAGTAAATCAAATTGCTCAAACGTTAGGAAGTCAGCAACCTGTTCAAGCGTATGTAGTCGCAAACAATGTAACTACTCAACAAAGTTTAGATAGGAATATAGTAAGTAACGCAAGTTTAGGATAATAAAAAAGCCACATAAATTAATATGTGGCTTTAATGATTAATAACTAAAAAATTTAAACTATGAAAAAACTCAAAGCACAAATATAATAAATTATTTTTTAAAAAACTCTTTTATTAAACGAATTATTCCTAAATAAAAAATAATCAATAAAGGAATACCTACTAATGTAAAGACAAGTATTTTCATTATTTTAAATTTATAATTGAACCTTGATTACCTAAAGTAGTAGTTGGTAGTTTTCCATTCCAACGATTAATTTTATTAAATTCTAAAATTTCAGGCGTAATAGATTCATTTAACAATCTATTCGCTTTTGCTTGACTTTCTGCTTTTAATAAAATAGCTTGACTTTCTGACTTTGCTTTTTCAATTCTTGTCAAAGCATCAAGTTTAGCACTTTCATAATTTGCTTTTGCTTGTTCAATGTCGGCTTTCTTTTCACTTTCTGCTTTTAGTAAAATAGATTTACCATCACTTTCTGCATCTAATTGGTTTTGTTGTCTTTGATAATCATTACAAGAAAATAACGAAATAGACAATCCCAAAATTAACAATACTTTTTTCATAATAAATTGTTTTAAAAAATCCCCAACACTCGCTACAAATGTCAGGGATTAAATATCTTATTGCTGTAGCGAAGTACAAATATAAAACAAATTTTTAATTATAGTGTTTTAATTTAAAAAAGATATGAATTTAATTGAATTAATTATAGACGAAAAAGATGAGTTGAGCGGAGTAGATGCTATTTCAGTTGTTGAAAGTCCAGCAATCGAGTCAAATTTCGTAGCGTTAAAGTCAGGAGAAATCAAACTTGCACAAGTAGATAGTGAGAAGCGTATTTTAATGGGTGCGGTTTTAATTCCTGAAAAACCTATCTATCGTAAAAACGGAGAGGATGAATATTATATCTATTTCTCAAAAGACACAGTAAACAAAGCGAGTCAATTATTCTTTAAAAATGGAAATCAGAATAATTGGACTTTAGAACACAACAAAGAAATAAAAGGATTGACTGTTGTTGAAAGTTGGATTGTAGAAGATACGCAAAAAGATAAATCAGCAATTTACAATTTATCAGTTCCTGTTGGTTCGTGGATGGCTTCAGTAAAAGTTGAAGATGATACTATTTGGAATGACTACGTAAAAACAGGAAAAGTAAAAGGGTTTTCTTTAGAGGGTTACTTCGCTGACAAGTTAGAAGAGAAGAAACAACTATCTAAACAACCGAGTGTAATAGAGCAAATAAAACAAATAATAAATAAATATGAAAACAAAAAGTAAAACAAGTCCGAAAGGTGGAAAGCGTGGTTGTCTATGTGATGACAATACTTATAGTAAAGAATGTTGCAATGGTGATTTGCAAAATCAAGGAATTGGTAAAACTACAGGAGTAGATAATGTAACCATTACAGAAAATAACGGAGTAAGAGTAATAACAAGAGTAAACGGATAAAAATACAACAACATTAAATAATTAGTGTTTTAATTTAAAATAATATTAATATGTCAAACGTACTAACAGAAATCAAAAGGCTTTTAGGGATGGAAATCCAATTAGAGCAAATGCCTTTAGACAATGGTACTGTTATCGAAGCGGAAGTATTCGAAGCAGGTCAACCAGTGTTTATTGTTAATGGTGAAGATAGAGTTGCCTTGCCAGTTGGCGAGTATATTCTTGATAACGGAATGATTTTAGTTGTTGCAGTTGAGGGGGAAATTGCTGAAATCAAAGAAGCTGCACCTGCTGAAGAGGAAGCTCCTGAAGTAGAAGTAGAAGTTGAACAAGCTGCTGAACCTACTGCACCTAAAAAAGTAATCGAGTCAACTGTTAAAGAGTCGCATTTTTCAAAAGAAGATGTAGATGCTTTAAAGTCTGAAATCGAAGCATTGAAAACAGAATTAGCGTCTATGAAAGAAGTTAAAGAAGTAGAATTATCTGCTCAACCTTTAACGCATAATCCTGATGCAAGACCAAACGTTGAAAAAATCTTATACTCACAAAATAGAGTATTGACAACTTTCGACAAAGTAATGAGTAAAATTGCTAACTAAATAAATTAATAAAAAAAAATGGCTACTACAACAAGTATCACAACAACTTATGCAGGTGAGTTTTCAAAGAAATACATCTCTGCTGCATTATTATCAGCACCTACTATCGACAATGGGGGGATTGAAGTAATGCCAAACGTAAAGTACAAATCAGTTATCCAACGTTTAGCAACGGATGGAATCGTTAAAAACGCTACTTGTGCTTTCGACCCAACTTCTACAATTACTTTAACCGAAAGAGTTATTACTCCTGAGGAATTTCAAGTAAATTTAGAATTATGTAAAAAAGACCTTGCAAGTACATGGCAAAGTATTGAAATGGGAATGTCTGCTTTTGGAGAATTACCAAAATCTTTTGCTGATTATTTAATCGGACACGTTTCAGCTAAAGTTGCTGAATCAATGGAGGTTTCAATTTGGAGAGGTGCTAACGCTACTGCGGGACAATTTGATGGATTTGTACCTTTAGCTACTGCTGATTCATCTGTAATTGATGTAGTAGGTACAACTGTAACTGCTTCAAACGTTATTGCTGAATTAGGAAAAGTAGTTGATGCTATTCCTGCTGCACTTTACGGAAAAGAAGATTTATATATCTATGTTTCTCAAAATGTTGCTCGTGCTTATGTTCGTGCTTTAGGTGGATTCGGAGCTTCAGGTTTAGGAGCAAACGGAACAAACGCACAAGGAACACAATGGTTCAACAATGGTTCATTATCTTTTGATGGTGTTAAAATCTTTGTTGCAAACGGATTATCTAATAACTATATGATGGCTGCTCAAAAATCAAATTTATATTTTGGTACAGGTTTACTAAATGATATGAATGAGGTAAGATTAATTGACCAAGCAGAAGTAACAGGAGCACAAACTGTAAATGTGATTATGAGATTTACAGCAGGTGTTCAATATGGTATCGGTTCAGAAATCGTATTATATACTCCAGCATAATTAATTTAATAACTAATAAAAAAGGTGGTGCAATAAACACCGCCTTTTTTTATAAAACAAATATATACTATGGCTTGTGATTTAACATACGGCAGAAAAGAAGTTTGTAAAGATTCAGTAGGTGGCTTAAAAGCGGTTTATTTCGTGAATTATGGCGATGCTACAGGATATACATACGACGTAACAAATACAGATGTAATTGATGCGGTTGCAGGTACTCCATCTGCATACAAATACGAGTTAAAAGGTGCAAGTACCTTTACTCAAAACGTGAATAGTTCACGTGAAAATGGAACTACTTTTTGGGAGCAAGTTTTAGAATTGACTTTCAAAAAATTAACTGTTAAAGACCATAAAGAATTAAAACTTATGGCTTATGGTAGACCGCAAGTTATCGTAGAAGATAACAACGGGAATTTCTTTTATGCAGGTTTGGAACATGGTTGCGATGTAACAGGCGGTACTATTGTAACAGGTGGAGCAATGGGTGATTTAAGTGGATATACTTTAACTTTAACAGGTCAAGAAAAAGCACCTGCTAACTTTATCGGCGATACTTTAACTGCTGCAGGATTTACAATTGTATCAGGTACTTAATTTTTGAACACTAATAATTGTAAAAGCGTATCTTAATCGGTACGCTTTTTTTTATTTAAAAAACAAAAAAACGAAAAACGTGTTTTAATATAAATAACTACTATGATTATTTTAAGAGAGCAAGAAACAGCACAAACATTAAATGCTATAATATATGGTAGCAATGCCGATACTATTGTTTTAAGAGATGAGGAAACAAATATTGAAACTGAAATTGAATGCGTATTTTCTATTTATAAATACTACGCAACTACTTCGGTTATTTTACCTATAAAAGAAAATAAATATTATACTTTAAGTATTAAAGATTCAACAAGAGGCGATAATATAGTTTATAAAGATAAAATTTTCTGTACAAATCAAAATTTACAAAGGTATAGCATAAACAAAGATGCTTACGTTGAACATAGAACAACAAACGAATATAAAATATTTGAATAATTATGTATGTATTAAATTTAAGTGCTTATACAAGTCCGCAAATTAACGAAAGTAAAAAAGGTGATTTTGTAGAGTATGGAGCAGATAACAACTACTTTCAGTTTTTAATTGATAGGTATTTATATAGCACGACAAATAACGCTATTATTACAGGGTGTAGTAATATGATTTACGGAAAAGGTGTGTCAGCATTAGACGCTAATAAAAAGCCTGATGAATACGCTAAAATGATTTCTATTATAAAGCCAAACGCATTAAAGAAAGTGGCTTTAGAACGTAAACTTTTAGGAATGGCTGCTATGCAAGTTGTTTATGAAAAAGGCGAAGTAAAATTTATTGAACATTTTCCAATGCATACTTTACGTGCTGAAAAATGCAACGATAAAGGAGAAATTGAAGCTTGGTATTATCACCCTGATTGGGCAAATAAAAAACCAAGCGATGAATTAAAAAGAATACCTGCTTTTGGTTTTGGTAATAAAAAAGAAGTTGAACTTTATATCATAAGACCATATATAAGCGGTTACCATTATTATACACCGATTGATTATTCGGGTGCTTTACCTTATGCAAAGTTAGAAGAAGAAATTTCTGATTACTTAATTAACGATGTAATGAATGGTTTTAGTGGTACTAAAGTTGTAAACTTTAATAATAATATACCGCCTGAAGAAAAAAGAGAAGAAATATCTGCCGATGTAAAAAGAAAATTAACAGGTGCTAAAGGGCAAAAGGTAATTGTATCGTTTAATAGTAGCAAAGAAAATGCAACAGAAGTTATTGATATTCCATTAAATGATGCACCGCAACATTATGAGTATTTAGCAAAAGAATGTTTTGAAAAATTAGTTGTAGGGCATAGAGTTACTTCACCAATGCTTTTAGGAGTTCGTGATACAGGCGGTGGATTTTCAAACAATGCAGATGAAATTAAAACTGCAACTTTATTATATGATAATTTAGTAATCAAACCTTATCAAATTGAAATTATTGAAGCTTTAGATACTGTTTTAGCGGTTAACAATATCAAATTAAAATTATACTTTAAAACAATACAACCTTTAGAGTTTACCGATTTAGAGAATGCACAAACAGCGGAGCAAGTAGCAGAAGAAACAGGAACGCAACTTTCAGCACATACAAATCCAACTATTGCAGATGCTTTAATTGATAAAGGCGAATTTTTAGGTAAAGAATGGATTTTAATTGATGAAAACGAAGTTGATTTAGAATTAGAGGATGAACTTGATGCTGAAATTGAAAATCTAAATAATAAAAAGAAATTAAGTTTTATTCAAAAATTTGCGTCAACAATTACAGGTAGACCAAACGCAAAAAGCGAACAAGATAAAAATATTGATGGAGTTCGATTTATAACACGTTATAAATATAGCGGTGATAAAGTAGGTGAAAGAGAATTTTGTAATAAAATGTTAAGTGCCGATAAATTGTATCGTAAAGAAGATATTGAAAATACAAAATCAAACGATGTTAATTTTGGGCAAGGGCATAACGGAGAAAATTATAATTTATTTTTATACAAAGGCGGTGTAAATTGTAAGCATAAATGGTTAAGACAAACTTATGTTTCTTTTGATAATGTAAAAATAGATGTAACAAATCCAAACGCTACGCAAATTAGTACAAACAAGGCAGAGAAATATGGATATAGAGTGAGAAATCCAAAAGAAGTTGCAATGATTCCTTTTGATATGCCAAATAACGGACACCACCCAAATTATAATAAATAAGATATGGCATACGCATTATTAATAAGCACAGAGGATGTAAAGAAATTTACTATTACAAATGGTAATTTAGATGCTGACGATTTTATCGAATACATAAAAATTAGTCAAGATATAACTATACAAAACTATTTAGGTACTAAACTTTACGAAAAGTTACAAGAATTGATTTTAAACGACGAAATAAATAATGAAGAATTTGAAGATTATAAAATTCTTTTAGTTACTTACATTAAGCCTATGCTTATTCATTGGGCTATGGTTTATTATTTACCTTTCGCTGCTTATACATTAAGCAATAAAGGTTTGTTTAAACATACAAGCGAAAACGCTACAAACGTTGATAAAGCAGAAGTAGATTATTTAGTTGAAAAAGAAAGGGATATTGCAGAAAGTTATACGCAAAGATTTATTGATTTTATGTGTTTCAATCAATCTACTTACCCTGAATACAATAGTAACAATAATGAGGATGTAAATCCTGATACAAATAATTTTTATAATGGCTGGCAATTATAAAAAACCGAAAATCGAAAATTTTAAAAAGCTAAATTTATATTTGGCCAAAGTTGAACAATTAAAAAAGATACAAAATGAGCGATTGGGGACAAGGAGCGAAAAATAATAATATAGGTTGGGGGCAAGGAGCAGTTAATAATAATATTAGTTGGGGTGCTGTTCACGCTAATAGTTGGGCAGGCGATACTAACATAGTAGGTTTTGCTTATGATGTAGATTATCAATCTATTTTAGACTATGCAACAACAAATGGTTATACTTTACCAAGTGATGCTGTAAAATTAAAACAGAATCAGTTATTGATTGATTTAAAAGCTGCGGGTATTTGGAATAAATTAGATACATTTGCTTTATTTGCAACTGATGGAAATAGTCAATTTGCTTTAATAGATTGGAAAAGGTTAATTAATTATGAGGCGGTTTCAAATCCTACTTTTACAACAAATGAGGGGTTTACAGGAAATGGTTCAAGTGCATATATTGATACAAAATTCAATCCTACAACAAACGGAAGTAATTACACTTTAAATAATGCAAGTCGTTATTTTTATGTTTTTTCAGGTAGTACAACGAATACCGCTTTAGATGGTACAACTACAGCTATAAATAACTCACAATTTTCAAGTAGTACAGCTCAAAGAATTAACTCATCAAATTCATTAGTTGGAGTTCCTACAAGTGCTTTTTCATTTGCAACAGGTACACCTACAAAATCAATTCACAGAACAAGTTCAACAAATGTAACTTTATTTAATGGTATTGTTTCGGGTACAAGAACTCAAACATCAACAGGGTTACCAAATGCAAATCAATATATTTTAAGAAATGCAAGTACTTATGGAGCGAGTGAAATATCTTTATATGCAATGGGTGCTTCTTTAGTTTCTGAAAACACGGATTTTGTAAATGCAATTAATACATATATGACAGGATTATGATAGTACTACACGCAACAGAAGAACAATATAACGAACTTAACGGATATACAAATAATTGTTATCGTTTGGAGTTTGCAAAAGATGGTTTAAATAGATGGATAGTTGGTCTTGAAGTTTTAGACTGCAAAGAGTTTAAAGAAATTTATCATAGATTAATTGATTTAGAACGAATAGAATTTATACCGAATGAGTAGAAAAGAACAAATAGACTTATTCTTATCAAAATGGGTTAGTCGTAAATTAACTGTTTTTGTAGTAGCGTCTGCTGGTTTATTTGGTGGCGTTATTACTTCAACTGATTGGGTAATTATTGCAACATCTTACATAGCAATAGAAGGAGCAACAAATATTGTAGAACGTTTAATGAAAGCTAAAAATGTCAATTAACGATTTAAGACTATACGCATTGAATACACTAACAATGGCTATTAGCTTTTCAAATGTAGAAGCTACTTTAAAAATATTATTACTATGTGTTTCTATTGTTTACACGATTATGAAAACTATTGAATTAATTAAAAATAAAAAAGATGGCAAAAATAACGACTAATTTTAGTTTAGAAGAATTTAAGTGTAAAGATGGTTCAGATATTCCAAATAGTGCACTTCTAAACATTGTTGAACTTGCACGAAATCTTGAAGTATTACGAACTGCAATAAATAAACCTATTACAATTACAAGCGGTTATAGAAGTCCAAAATATAATGCTAAATTACCTGGAGCTGTAAAAGATAGCCAACATTTAAGAGGTACTGCTGCGGATATTAAAGTTGCAGGAATGACACCTAAAGAAGTGGCTTTAGTAATTGAAGGACTTATTGAACAAGGTAAAATGAAAGAAGGCGGTGTAGGAGTTTATCCTACTTTCACGCATTACGACCATAGAGGGAGAAAAGCACGTTGGTAACGGCGATTATCGCCGTAAATGATTGTAATTATAAACAAAAAAAACCGCTACGTTAATAGCGGTTAATTTTGCCAGATTTCGAGTTGACCAACTTTTGTGTTGTTGTGTGATGCAAATATATAAAAAAATATGATAGTACAAAAAAAAGCTCATAATTTTCATCGATACACTTTTGAGAATAATTCACGAAAAGCTACGTTTGAATTTCTACTTACTTCTGATTGGCACTTTGATAATCCAAAAGCAAATAGAGAATTATTGTTTCAACATCTTGAAGAAGCAAAACAACGCAACGCAAAGATTATAATTAATGGTGATATGCTTTGTTTAATGCAGGGCAAATACGACCCACGAAAAGCAAAAAATGCAATACGACCAGAGCATAACGGAAATGATTATTTAGATTTGGTAATTAATGATACAGCTCAAAAAATGCTACCTTATGCCGAAAATATTTTGCAAATTAATACAGGAAATCACGAGAGTAGCGTTTCTGAACGTGCGGAAACTAATATTTTAATGCGATTAGTTGAGAGAATAAACGCATTTGCAAAGACTGATATTCAATTAGGGGCGTATATGGGTTATATTAATCTTAATTTTAAAAGAGGTAGCGGACATTATCCTTGCAATATAGCTTACGACCACGGACATTGGGGTGGGGTAATTACAAAAGGAGCTTTAGCAGTTAGCAGACACGCTTCTATTTTTCCAAATGCAGACGTTATAATGTCAGGACATACTCACGATGGATGGATAATGACACACAACAGATATATAATGAACCAACATAAGGGAATAATAGAAGTTAAAAAGCAATGGCACGTTAAAACAGGCACATATAAAGAAGAGTTTGATAGCGGTCAAGGTTGGGCAGTTGAAAAAATAGGAATGCCGAAACATTTGGGTAGTTGTTGGATGAAGGTATATATGACAAATGATGGATTAGAATATGAATTTACATTGACAAGATAAATTATGAAAATACAAATAGAGGCACACAAAAAAAAGCATACTTTTGAATGTGATTATGATGACTTAACAACAGAAGAAATAATAGAAATAATTACTAACTTACTTATTAGTGCGGGTTATGATTATCAAAATATTAAAGATGAATTACAATGAGTGATATAACAAAATGCAGCGGGTTTAATTGTCCGTTAAAAGACAACTGCAAAAGATACAATGCAATAGATGGAATGTGGCAAAGTTATTTTACAGAAGTACCTTATAAAGATGGAAAATGTGAAATGTTTTTGGGAGCAAATCAAGAGCAAATTTTTAAACAATTAAAAGATATTACTAATGACACAAATTAATTTATACAGTTTTATTAAAAGATTAAACATTTGGTTTATTGCTTTTGTGGTGCTTTTAGTATTTATGCTTTTTAGAGGGTGCGAAAGTCCTGCACCTAAATTAGTCTATAAAGAAGTAAAAGTAAAGAATGATTCAATAAACAAAGAAGTAATTGCTAAATATCGTAATCAAATAGCGTTTTTAGATAGTCAGAATAAAATAAAATCACTTGAACTACAAAGAATATACAAAAATAAAAATAGTGCCTTAAAACGCATTAAAACAAACGAAGATGCAAAAGTAATTTTAAAGGGTAAAGATAGTGTAGATTTAGCTTTGGAGTTATTGGATTGCAAATATGTTGATAGTATGTATGTCGTTAGTACTGAAATGTTAGGAAACGAAAAAACTGCAGGTATTTTTAAAGATAGTATTATAAGTCAATTTGAAGTAAAAGAAAAAAATTTAATTGAACTTGCAAAAGAACAGGAACGCTATATAAAAAAACAACAGCGTATAAGTAAATCACTTAAATACGCTGTGCCTTTCGCTGTGGTGTTTGGTTTAGTTGTAGGGAGTGCTTTATAATTTTTAAAAAGGGCAATATTCTTTTTTTTGTTTTAATATTTCGTGTTTATCACGCTCTAATTTTTCTTGAATTGCTAATCGTATAAAATTACCAACATCTACATTTAATTTTTTCATTTTTTGTAGTGTTTTATGTTGCAAATCAGTTATACGAATTACCTTTGTTTTTGTGTATTTCTGCATAATTGTAATACATTTATAGCGGTTAGCCAATAGTTATGCAACAGTTAATTCACGTTGCGTTAAAGCGAAATATAAGTTTTGTAATTCGTGAACATGTTTAATTTCTCTATCATAACCTGAATGTTGAAATTTACCATCGTTTACATAAATAGTTATTCCGCTTAGAAAATATTGCTTTTGACCAAAAACATCACTTACATAAAAATCAAATTTTAACAACCAATCTTCGGTTAGGGTAATGGGCAAAAAAATAGGTTTTAACTCTTGTGTTTTTATATCATTAGCGGTTGCTTCAACAATTTCTAAAACATTTTTACCTGTGTTTAAGTCAACGGTCTGATAAAAAATTAAATTACCAATTCTCAAATCATTTGCTTTTAAAACCGATTGCATAACAGCATCTTGTGTCAATTGCTCGGTATGTGTTTTGTTTGTTTTCATAAGTTTTAATTTAATGTTTGTTAATTTTTGTTAAGTGTATTTTTTAATTCACGCAACTAACACAAGTTGCAAAACGTTATAAGCAAGCCGAGCTCTCGCCTCCGAACAAGCCTATCTGTTCAACATTATTTGCATTATAGATATTCATTGCACTTTCAAATATTGCCTTTCCAATTTCGGGGGCAACACAATTACGCAACAATTTATCTTTATCATTAAAATCATATTTACTCAAATCAAACCCTAATTTATCAAGGTTATTTTGCCTAATTTTAAATTGTGCCTTACCGCCTAAATCTGCTTTTTTGCCATTCATTCTACCAATTTGTTTTTCTACTTTTAAGTTAGGTATTTTGAAATTTGCCCAGAAATAATGCCTTCCGCTAATTTGCGGTTTTATTAATGGCTCATAATATGATTTTACATTTTCAATACAATATTTACCTTTAAAAAACTGCTCTAACAATATTATTTCTTGATACAATCCCATATCAGGATACCTAACTATTCCTTGTGGATTTAAAAACAAATTGGTTACTGAATGAGTAGGGCAAGGCGGTGATGCCCAAATAAAATCAAACTCCGAATAATGCTCTAATAAATATTGGTGAGCATCTCCAACAATAACCTTGTCATTAGGGTATAAATCTTGATAAATTGTTGCTATTTTACCATCAAATTCTACTGCGGTAATATCGTGTTCACTTCCCCACAACTTTCTGTTGCCCCCGATGCCAGAATATAAGTTCAATATTTTCATTTCAATTTTAGTTTTTAGTTTAATAATTCGGCCAGCTTATAACAGCACATTAACGGCATTAAAACGACCGCCAATCTGCAAAACGTTATAGGCAATGCAACCGAAAACATACGAAATCGGTTGCTACCTATTTAAAACCTATTTTTTTGGTTTAGGTTTAGGCTTTGGCTTGGGTTTTGGCATTGGCATACCTGGTTTCATTCCCATAATGTTTAAATTTAAAAATTATTCCGAAATTTTAAAGGCATTCGGATTCTCCTATTTCAACTTAACTTCATCATTTGTTAACCATTTGTGGTTATTCATTTTCATACCATCTTTCATTGTAATATCTGAAATATTTGCGGGCAATGAATAACTTTTAATAATTGCAGTTGAGCCTTTCATTCCGTCCATATGACCAACTAAAACTTCAACGCTGCTACCTTCTTTTATTACCTTTGTTTTTGCAGTGTCAGCATCATAATCAATTGAAAAAGTATCTTTCAGCTTTTTCTTAGCATCGATTATCTTTTCCTGTGCAGGTAATGAATGTGTATTTAATGCCCAATCTTTTAAAACGGTATCATCATACATTTGTCTTGCAACTCTTACAACTTGCTTATAGGCTTGTATAAGGTTTGCGATTTGTTGTTTTGAAACATCTTTTGCCATTTTTTTTAATTATTTATTATTTAACACTTCCCGTTTAAAATGGGTGGAAAGCTGAACCCTAAAAATGCACTGCCTATAACAGGGGTTTTGCAAAAGCAAGGCATTCGTGCTAATTTGAACATTTGTGCTACTATCATCATTTGTTGTTTAATTGAACTTTTGTACTTCTAATCCTTGCCTTCGCAAAGCCCCAAAACGTTAACAAATATATTATTCCGAACTTTTTGGTAATTGCTTTCGTGAAATCTTACTATTGTCAAAAATTAGTTTTAATAATTCTGGATTATCTTTCTTAAAAATAGAAACTGTATTACTAATTTCACGAGCTACTTTTACATCTCCAATTTTTAAAATTAATTGACTTGTAATTTGCATTTTTACAAAATCTTTTTTTTCTGTTGTAGAGTACTCAACATCTCTAATATCAATCTTCATCTCCATAATGTTCTATTTTTAAAATCTTTGTATACTTTGGAAAGCCTAAAGTGTGTTTACTAATTTTTCCGTCAACCTTTACACGTCTAAACCAATACTTAAAATCTCCATTATTTGCTCCAATGTTATAAATAAAAGCTATAGAATTATCTTTTCCATAATCTCTACTTTCCCACCAAACCTTTACTTTATCGCCAATCTGAAAAGGACTTTTAGAAATTCTTTGTTTTTCTACTTCTTTTCTTTTGTTGTAGTAGTCAATTTCTATTTCTTTTATTTTAGATAAAAATGTTTCTTTATTCATAATCTTTAATTTTTTAAATACATTTGTTAACAGTGGTTTTAAACAATTGCGGAGTTCGTTGCTGTACTATTTGACCTTTCGACTAAAACAAAGCGTCTTTTCTCTTTGTTGGCACTGGTACGATTCCGCAACTGATTTAAAGCCACATACGTTAGCAAACAGTTTGTTTGTATTGTCCGCAATTCAAACAACCGTATGTGCTACATCTGTGTACCTCACATTCAATAAATTTTCTGTTAAGCAAACAAACCGATTTGCTAACATCAGGTATATGCAATTTTTGCTTTCTACCTGTAAATAATTCTTCTAATTTTCTAAGTGTTATCATTTTATTTAATTTTAGTTTAAAACTGCATATACCTGAGTGCCGTTAAACCAACTCCCAAGCCTTAACTTCTATTTGTTTAAAGTCTTTATCTAACTTCAATTGCAAGTCTAAACAAGCTTCAATTATTACTTTATTTTTAATAGGTATTTCAGTTCTAAAATAATACTCTATTGTTGAAGGTTTAACGTGTAACTTCCTTGCCATATTATCTACAAATGATTTGCGATCTATTAGTTGTTGTAGTTTGTGTATCATAATTTATTTATTTCGTTTCTTACATCATTCCAATATTCAGTAGTATTATTAGTAATTACACCCCCAAATTCACTACTTGGTAATGATATACTTATTAATTCATCAACTGCTATTAATGCACATTGTTTAGCTAATTTATTAGTCAAAGTGCCATAAATAATCTTCATATCAACTACATGGTCTGCTATAATAATTTTATATTTCTCAACTAACTCTAATGCTTTTTCTTTCGGACTATTCATAATTTTAAGGTTATAAGTTTAAATTAATTATTTATTTTAAGGCTATAGCTTTATAATTCGAAATGATTATAAACATAATCTAATAATGCTTCATCTGATTTTAATGCAGCTTCTTTTAATTTTTCTCTTAATTTTTCTTTTTTAAAATTTATTATTTCTGATATAATAATAAACCATAATAAAATAATTGAAGGTATTAAAACCAATCCAAAAAGAATTATTGTAATTGTATTCATAATTTTAATGTTTAATTTCCACAAATATACAAACTATTTTAATACAAATAACATACAAACGTTATTTATAATGAATATAAATTAACTTCATTGTGTTGTTTATCCAAAAAAAGATATTATATTTGCCTTATCAAAATAACAAATTATGAAAACAATTATCTTTTTATCAGTTGCAACTATCGGAATGAGTACCGATAATTTTTTAGTAATGACTGGAGCATTACTTATATGTGGAATATTAACTTTAAAATCAATAAAAAAATGAAAACACTTTGGGAACGATTATCAAAAGAAAACAAAACTAAATTAACTAATTCTGCTACACTATACCCTTATGTTTCAGGTAATTTAATTAACGCTTTAAGAAATGAAGTATCTTGGGCAAGTTTAAAATTTGAGCATATAATTTGGTTAATGCAAAACACAACAGGCGAAAAAACATTAATCGAAAACGTAGATAAATTATTTGATAATGAATAATGAAATTTATTTCCGCCTTGCATCTTTATATAAAATAGAGTATGATTGTGAAATAAAAGATGACATTTTTTATTTTAAAGGAATTATTAAAGATATAAAATTCGATTTGATTTATTATATTACAGAACATGATAAATATTATAGTGGATTTAATTTAAAAAAAGATTTAATATCTAAATGTGTAGAAAAATTTTATAATGAAATAAAAACAACACAAGCAAGAGAATTTATAAAAACATTAAATAGAAAAGAACAAAAATTAATTTTAAGACATTTATAATGAATAAGTATATAGTATATTATTGGCGGTTTAAAAACGATGATTGTGTAGATTGCGAAAAAATAATCGAAGCATTGAATTTCGACGCAGCATATAACCATTTTAGAAGTAACAACCCATTTGTAAAAATTAGAGAAATAAAAGAAATATGAAAAATATACATAAAATTAATCAAAACATCTACATCACTTCTGATGAAGAAATTAAAGAAGGAGATTGGGTTTTATATTTTAAATATAATTCTCCATTAATTCATAAAGTATTTAACCCTGATAATTTCAAAAAAACAGGTAAGAAAATCATCTTAACAACAGACCAAGACTTAATCAAAGATGGTGTACAAGCTATTGATTATGAGTTTTTAGAATGGTTTGTTAAGAATCCAAGTTGTGAAACGATTGAAGTAAATAGCGAACTGAATATGGATGGTAAAAACGGATTAGATAGAGCAAGATTCATTTTTAAAATAAATGTACCAAAAGAAGAACCTAAAAAAGTTGGAGAATATCAGCAAGAATTGTTTAGTTATTTACACGATTTAGGTATTACTGCATTACAAAGCGAAATGCAGGAAATAGAAAGAATAGTTTTAGGTATGCAACAAGAACAAGACAAGAATAAGTATAGTGAGGAAGAAGTTATGGATTTATTAAATAATTTAAGATTGGATACTTATAGTAATAGTATGGGTAGAGTTGAATTTTTAGAATGGTTTGAACAATTTAAAAAGAAATAAGATGAAATTAGTAATAGAAGTAATAGATGGAAAATGGACTATCAATGGAAAGTCATTTCAGGAATTAACACCAAACGAAAAAAACGCCCTAGACCAATTTATTAAATCTTACGAATAATGGAAACTAAAGAAATGACACAAAAAGAATATTTAGAAGTAATATTCAATACAGCATTAGCAAAAAGCATTTTAGCGAATCAGTACGCATTACACTGCAACGAAGTTCTCAAACATAGTAAATATTACAAAGGGCGTTTAAAAGAGGTTTTACGCCCTTGTATTAACATCTTAATAAATGCCGAGCGTAAAGAGTTTGAAAAGGTTGATGATGTAGACACGCAAAGAGTAGATGAAATATTTAAAAGTATGGAAAATCTTTTTGAAACTATGAGTAAAAGAGTACTGACTGACTATTACCAAATGGATTTAATTTTAAAAGAGTACGCAAAAAGACCTGAAGAAGTAATGAATATTTTAAATTTGAAGTGATGAAAATGACCTTATTAAAAATTTCTAACAAATTAGGAGTTGATAGAGTAACGCTAAAAGAAATAGCAAAAGCACACAAATTAGAATATATAGAAAAAGATGGAATGAAATTTTATAATATAT